CTGCGGCGCCGAGACGATTCGTGATCACGTCGCGCCCGCCGTTCGTGACTACGGTCGCCATAGCTTCAGCCTCCAGGCCAGTCGTTTGAGTGGGTTGCGATGCCAGTACGAGACGACGCCGAGGTCCTCGCGTGTGCCGTTGGCGCGCAGCACGACCACCTCGATCGTGGCCTGCTTCACCTTGGAATCAGCGACGTGCATGCTCATGCCAGTGCTGGCTCCAGCTGTCCTAGCGCGGCGGCGTTCTCCTCGATCCCGCCCGGATAGAACATCGAGTAGCCGTGGCCGAAGTCGAGCTTCAAGCCCCAGACGCCGTCGCGCTTCTGCGGGTAGACGAAGAAATTGCCGATGTGCGCCGCGGTGACTTCGGGGTCGACCATCACCCGGAAGCCGAGCTCGCGCGCCTTGGCGGTGAAGTACATGTCTTCGGAAAGGCGCCAGTTGGCGTGACCCCACCAGGGATCGCCAATCGCCTCGAGCACATGCCGGCGGATCAGCATCAGCGAGCCGGAGCGCTCGACCTCAAACGGCTCATCGGGCAGATCCTCGAACTGGACGCGGCGATGGAACTCCGTATCTCCGATCCGCTCCTGAAAGTGAACGAGACCAAAGGGCGGAAAACGCTGCACGACCAACGGGGCGATGATGTCCTCGTTGCGGTCGAGCAGGCGCATCAGCGTGTTCGGGTCGAAGATGTGATCGTCACCGAGCAGCCAGACCCATTCGTGCTCGGGCTGCATCGAGCGCACGCCCATGTTGAGATTGTCGGTGATCGACATGCCGACAGTGAACTGCACGAGCGAGCCTTCCGGCTTCTCGAGGTTCGCCAGCGAGTCGGTGAAGCGGTGGTAGCGCGCGAGCTCCTGGCACGGCACCACGATCAGACCGGGACCGTGCTTCACTTGCCACCTTTCTTGGGCTTCGGATAGCGCGGCGACCTCATCGCTTCTCGGCCTTCGCTGCCTTCGGGCGCTTGGAAGACCCACCGTGGCCGGAGTAGCGCTGGATCTCTGACTTGACGGCGGCGATCTCGCCCTTGGTCTCCACCATCACCGGATCATCGTCCGGCAGGTTGAGCGCCTCGAGCTCGGCCAGCCGGTTCTGGCGCCCGGAGAGCTCGCGCGAGAGCGCCTCGAGATGGGCTTCGTAGTGCCAGTCGCTTGGAAACTCGGGCGGTGTTTTCCTTGGTCGTCCCATTCTTCTCCTTTAGCTGTGGGGGCCGAGGTGCCCCGACCCCCACACGCTATTGGCTTAGAAGGTCGGCGGTACCAGGCCGGCCCCTGTGACTGCGCCGCTCGCACCGGGGTAGCGACCCGCGGTGAAGGCGATGTAGCCGTAGCAGACGAGGTTGACGGTCAGAGCCGTGGCGCTGGTCTGCTCGAAGCTAAGCGTCACCGGGTCGCCCGACCTCTCGAAGAGGTGGACCACCGGCGATGCCATGACGATGATTGCGTCGGCGTTGGTCGTCGCGCCGAGCGTCGTCGGGATGTTGGCGTCGGTGAAGACCCGAAGCCCGTGCATGTTGCCGACGTAGCCGTAGCCGGCTGCGTCTCCGGGCGATGCGATCGCGTTCAGCACCGGGCCGGAGGGAGTCATCAGCGGGCGGTTCTGGGAATCCAGACCTGCCTCGAAGAAGCCCCAGCGGCGAGGGTGCATGACGATCTTGTCGGCCACGTAGCCGATGCCGCCCATGTTGCCGTTGATCTGCTGGATGACGTCTGCGATCTTCGGCCAGACGCCGGCGACGGTCGCCGTCGACGCGGTCGAGGTTGCGATCGAGCCGGTGTTGAGCAGGCCGGTCGGCTGGTTGTTGGAGCCCGTGCCGTTGATGCAGTAGGAATCGAGGATCGCCCAATAGCGAGCAATCAGGTCCTCGAACAGGATCTGGTCGCTGTAGGCGGCGCGCTCGATGCCCTGGCGCGAGACCGGCGAGTAGCCGGCGATGGTGTTGACGTTGACCGTCAGATCGGTCTCGGTCACGTCCTGCGTAACGACCGTGGTGTTCTGGGTCGTCTGCGCAGCTGCGGCGAGTCCCTGCGTCAAACGGGGGACGATCACCGACATGCCGACGTCCGGCAGCGGGCTGCCGTTGCACTGATCTGCGAAGACGCGCCCGTTGCGGCTCGCCTTGGCGTAGAGCCCGACCAGGTAGGCCGGCGGGATGATGCCGCCCAGGGTGGCCGAGGTGATCGCGCGCTTCTCGATCTCGTGCTGGTGGTGCCGGTTGATCCGCTCAGCGGCGATCGAGTCGCCCTTGACGTCGCGGGCGTAGAGATCACGCAGGAACGAATGCTCCCCGTGCTCTACGTAGGTGTCCGGCTCCTTGACGATGTACGTCGAGCCGGCGAGCTCCATCGGCTTGTGCTGCTTGCGCGCCCGCTCGAGCTCGTCCGCACTCTTGATCCGGTCGTAGAGCTTGTCGCGCTGCTCGACGGCCTGGGTGAACTCCTGAAGCAGCTTGTCGCGTGCCTCTTCGGTCGACTCCGGGTCGTCCTTCGCGGCTTCGATCGCCTTGTGTCGCTCCTCGACGTTGGCGCAAGCCGTGTTGTACGAATCGACTAGCTCGCCGTACTTCTTATCCGGCTGGGTAGTCTCTTCGGGCATTTTCTGCCCCTTTCGGCGTCCGATCCACGGCGATGGGACGATTCCGAGCAAGTGCCTCGCTCAGATCCGGCCATGCCACTGGATGAACCACCGCGGCGCTTCCCGTTTCCGGGCTAACACCGCTCACGCCTCCCAAGTCGGGTTGACGTTGCCAGCCTCCCGCGTTCTCGCTGTCGGGTTGACCGATCCCGCGGGCATAGACCCGCAAGCCTGCTTCGGTGCTGCTGTAAGCCCCCTGAGGCGTAGCGCACACATCGTAAAGGTGTCCGATGCCGGTGATGGTGCGATGCTCCTCGAGCAGATCGCCCTCTTCGCGCGACTCGTAGATCGCACCGTCTGCGGCGATCGTGAAGGCGAATGAGGCCTGCCGCAGCACGCCTGAGCGCATCTTGACGGCCATCGCCTGACCATCCGGATCGTCTCGCGGGACCTTCGCCTCGAAGTAGAGTCCGCGACTGTGGCTCTCGAGCACTAGCGAGCCAGGAGCGCCGGCCGGGACGTCGGTGGCGGCGACCGCGCGGCTCATGTCATGGCCGAAGTTGAAGTGAACGACGCCGGTCGGCTGGTCGAGTCCCTGGTTCTTGAGCACGTTGTCGAAGGCGCGCGAGTCGATTGACTCGGTCAGCCTGACGAACTTGGAATCGAGCAGCGTCGTCCGCTCGTCGTAGACCGCCGCGTAACCGCTCATCGTGTAGGTGTCGTCGTAGTTCGCGGAGGGATCCCGAACCTCGACAGACTGAATCGGCGCGATGGCGTAGCGAAGCTCGCTCACAGCGCCAATCGTAGGCGCCGATTCGGACATTAACCAGGAACCATCTCGGCCGAGAGTTGCTTGCGCCGGTCGTAGTAGGTCTGCGCCGCCTGAATGCGTGCGTCGGAGCGGCCATTCCGGTGGTCGAAGCGCATGAAGGCGAGATGCTCGGCCGGCACCAGTTGCTCGCTCGGAGTCTGGAAACCCTGGTAGAGCAGCCTGCCATCGTCACCGCGGAAGGTGAAGTGGTTGTGCTCGAGGTAGATCGGCTGATGCTGAGCCCGAAAGAACTTGCGCATCGGCAGGATGCCGCTACGACTCCCGTCCATCACCTCTTCCATCATCACCGACGCCGCCTCTTCCCTGGTCTGCTCGAGCGCCTCGCGCAAGCCCTGTGACTCGGTGATCACTTCATCTGCGTCGAGGATCCAGAACCAGTCCTCCTCGGGCTGGGCGATCGTCTGCGCCAGCTGGAAAGTGAAGGTGCGCTTCTCGATCTCGTTCCCAAACCAGACCTCACGCGGAAGGTGCAGCAGAAGCTCGAGCCCCGTTCCCTGCGCGCCTGCTTGGATGACCTGTGCCTGCTCTGACGGTGATTGCGCTCGGCCCTGGGGGTAGAGCGCATAGGCGCCATCGACCGCTACCAGCGCATCGGCACCGGCTTCAGCTACGGAGGCGACGAGCTCGGCCAGACACCAGGATGGCTCGTCATACCAACTCAGTAGTGCGATCAGCTTCAATAGCCGCTGTTCCCGTTCGAGGCCGGCGCCACAGCAGGCAGCGGGTTCGGGTTTGGTGCGCCACCGACCGGCGTGACCTGCGGAATCTCGCCAATGCCGCCGGGCAGAGGATCGAGACCACCCCAGATCCGAGAGCGTCCCTCATCGGGCGTGATGATGCCCTGCTGAACGAGCGAGCCGATAATCGTCGCCTCGGTGGCGAGATCGCCGCGGACGAACTCCTGCGTATCGAACTGCGGATAGGTCTGGGCGTAACCAAAGAGTTGCTCATCTGCCTCGAGCGCCGATTCGATCCGTTCGAGTTCCGGCGCGAGACCGAAGCGCAGCCACGACGCCAAGTCCTGCTCGAGGTTCGGAACGGCGCGCTCCAGCTGAACGCCGAGCAGATTGGCCGGAACCGAC